AGACGTGTGCTCTTCCGATCTTGCTTGTTGGGGCTTTGGCTGTTCTATTTTTTGAAGAAAGGATGTGAGCGAATGAACAAGGCCCGCTTGGAATATGAAATGTCCGTTCGGGGTGTCACCCGTGCCAAGCTGTGTGAAGTCCTTGGGATTTCCCGATCCGCCTTTTACCGAAAGTGTAATGGGGGTTCGGAGTTCACCCAAGGCGAGATTCAGAAGATCGTGGATTTTCTGAACCTCGAAACCCCGGTGGGAATTTTTTTTGATGCGAAAGTGTCCTAAAGGACACCGTAAGGAGTAAGAATCATGAATGAAGTCAGTTTGAAACCGGTCATTGATGAACTTGAAACCTTGTTTTCAAAGTTCAACAAAGCCTTCTTTGAAGGAAAGTTGGAAAAGCCTGTGATCACCGTTTCCCCGGATCATACCCGTGGAGCCTATGGGTGGTGTACCGGTTGGAAGGCGTGGCAAGACGGCACCAAGGAAGGCGGCTATTACGAAATCAACCTGTGTGCCGAATACCTGAACCGCCCCTTTGAAGAAACCTGTGGAACCTTGCTTCACGAAATGGTTCACCTTCAGAACCTTCAGGACAATGTTCAGGACACTTCCCGTTCTGGTTCCTACCACAACCGGAAGTTCAAAGAAACCGCTGAAGCCCACGGGCTGACCGTGGAGAAAGGCGAAAAGTACGGATGGCACAAAACCGCCCTGAACCCGCAAGCTGAAGCCTTCGTGAAATCCCTTGGCAAATCCGGGTTCTGTCTGGTTCGGCCCCGTACCAATCCGCTGAAGGGTTCCCGGAAGGGGGGGGGGATCAAGTTCCCGCAAGTATGTTTGCCCCTGTTGCGGAACCATCATCCGGGCCACCAAGGAAGTTCATGTTCTCTGTGGAGAATGTGAAGTGGCCTTTGAAGAACAAGAGTGATAACCCAATAAAGCTGTTTGAAAGGAGTATGCACAATGACCACTTTTGCAGAGCGTCTGAAGAACGCTATGGAACAGACCAACATGAGCCAATCCGCCCTGTCTGAACAGGCCGGGGCTTCCAAGGCCGCTATCAGCCAATACCTTTCCGGGAAGAACACCCCCGGCCCTGACCGTATCAAGGCCCTTGCCGATGCCACCGGCGTTTCCTTTGATTACCTGATGGGTTATGGAGCCGCCCCGGTTGCGGAACCGCCCATCAAGAAGATCAGCGTGAAGGAAGCCGCCCGGTGCATGGGAAAATCTGATCAGTTCGTCAGAATCGGCCTTCAGCGTGGCCTTCTTCCCTTCGGAAACGCTGTTCCCGGAACCGGCGCTTGCTGGAATTACTACATCAACCCCACCAAGTTCCGTGATTATGTGGGTGCTGATCAGTTCAATTCTTTCTTCGGCCTGACTGCCTGACGGATTGGGGGGGGGGATGTGTGAAACCGGAAAGAAACGAGGTGGGCGGCGGATTACGGTTGCCAAAATCCTTTTATGAACGCCCCCTTACCCCTAAAGAAGCCCAATTTGCCACGGACAACATCAACATTGTTTGGTGGTATTTAGACAAGCAGGGCCTTAACAGATCGGAATGGTTTGATGTGGTGATTTTCCGTTATTTGCTTGCTGTGAAACGCTGGTTTGCCCTTCCTGATCTGCAAAGGGTGAAATTCGTCACCGTGGCCTGTCAAGCTATGCGGTCAGCCATAGGGCATGAGCGGGAAAAACGGGCCAAAGAACCCCAAACCGTTAGCCTGTATGATGTGATCCCCGGAACGGATGATCTGTGTTACATAGACACGATCCCGGCCACCGGAACTGAAATTTTATGAAGAAGGTGATTTTTTGGAAATCAAATACAATGTTCAGGCCCCGCCCAAGAACCAGTTTCACAGTGGGAGCAAAAGCGAGGAAGTCAAAGCCATTGAAGATTTCCTGACCAGCGGAAACGCAAAGAATATGTGTTTCCAGTATGAAAGCGCCAAGGCCGCAAAAACCAAACTTTCCACCATTTCCAGCCACCGGCGCAAGTACAACGAGAAGAACCCGAAAGGGTATGACGCATACCGGGTGGACAACTGCATTTACATTGTTCGCCTGACCGGAAAGAAAGGATGATGAACATGAAAACCCGTTTTGATGGAACCTTGTGGATTGGAGCCGGTGGACAGGCTTTCCGCCCCGCAGAAATGGGAACCGATCACCTGTTGAACACGGTGAAGATGTTGAAGAACCGCCCCGGCGTGGTGGTGGCTATGGTGGTTCGTGACATTGAAGCCACCCCTGACTGTTGCCCTTTTGACCCCTTCGGTGGCGGTCATTCCGAGTTGGTGAAACAGTCCTTGTTTAACATCACTTCCCTTTCCCCGGAGCAGGTGAGTGATTACGCCCTGAACAGCCCCTTGGGAATGGCTATGAAGGCCGAACTTCTTTCCCGTGGTGTGAATGTGGAAAATTACCTTTCCATGATTGAAGGGCCTGAAACCCTATGATCACGCTGTTCCAGCACCAACAACAGGCCCTTGACGAAACCGAGGGGAAGAACCGGGTGGCCTATTACCTTGATATGGGCCTTGGGAAAACCTTTGTTGGTTCCGAAAAAATGATGAAGCTGAACAAGCGGATCAATCTGGTGGTGTGTCAATGTTCAAAGGTTCAAGACTGGATTGAACATTTTCAAGATTACTACACCCGGAATTGTGTATTCGATCTGACCAACCTCAAAACCTTCAAATGGTTCTTTGAACAGGTTCAGCATGAAGTTCCAACCCTGATGATTGGCGTGATCAACTACGAACTGACTTTCAGGCGGAATGTGCTGAAAACCCTGACCGGCTTCACGCTGATGTTGGATGAAAGTTCCCTGATCCAGAACGAGAACGCCAAACGGTCAAAGTTCATTCTTGGGCTGAAACCGGATAATGTGATCCTTCTGTCAGGCACCCCCACGGGCGGTAAGTATGAAAACTTGTGGAGCCAATGCCAACTGTTGGGCTGGAAGATTTCAAAAGAACTGTTCTGGAAGCAGTACATTCAAACGGAATGGGTTGAAACCGATGGATTTTGGCGGCAACAGATTACCGGCTATAAGAATGTTGACCGGCTGAAGATGAAGCTGGCCGAACATGGGGCCGTTTTCATGACTACCGAACAGGCCGGGATTAGCCTTCCAAAACGAAACTGGATCAAGGTCAAAACCCGCCCTTCACCCCTTTATTGGAAGTTCTGGAATGATCGCTATATTGCGATTGACAGCGCCAACCTTGGTGAATTTGAACCGGATGCGGATTTCTACGGTTCCAATGCCCATTGTAAACGGGAATTGATTGGTGATACCAGCTTGACCCGCCGCCTTTACGCCCGTCAGCTTTGCGGCCTATATAACCCGGCCCGTTATGAAGCCTTTCGGGATTTGGTGAACAGCACGGAAGATCGCTTGATCGTGTTCTATAACTTTACGGAAGAAATGGAACGCCTGAAGGGGATTGCCAAGGGCCTGAACCGGCCTGTGTCTGTTCTTTCTGGTGAAGAAAAGAACTTGGATGCTTACCGCTACCAGCACAACAGCATTACCTTTATTCAGTATCAGGCCGGTGCAATGGGCGGTAACTTCCAACTTGCCAACAAAATCATTTACTTCAGCCTTCCCCAAGGTTCTGAACTGTGGGAGCAATCCCAAAAGCGTATTCACCGCCTTGGGCAAGAACGGCCTTGTTTCTATTACCTGATGATCTGTCCGGGAACGGTTGAAGAAGATATTCTTTCCACTTTGGAAATGAGAAAGGACTATACCGATGAACTATTCAGAAAGTATGAGCAAGCGGCAACAGCGCCGCAAAGCCTTTAACCAGCGGTTCAGGCGGATGTTCCTTGTGGCCCTTCTGATGGGCCTTGCAATGGGGTTTATATTTGGGCGCTGTTCTGCTGTCAACAGCAAGGCCCCGGATGCCCCCATTGAACCGGATCAGCTTACCGCCGTGACCCCGGATGTGACCTTGGAGCCGGTGGAAACTCCGCTGGTGGAAGAACCCGCCGAACCTGAACCGGTGCTGTTAGGCAATTTCAGAATTACCGCCTATTGTTCCTGTGAAAAGTGTTGCGGTGAATGGGCCAAGAACCGGCCCAACGGCATTGTGTATGGTGCCGCTGGTGTGGAACTGAAAGCCGGTGTTTCCTGTGCTTCCCCGCTTCCCTTGGGAACCGTGGTGGAAGTGGAAGGCTTGGGTGAATACATCGTTCAGGATCGCCCCGCCCAATGGGTGATTGACAAATACGGTGAAAACCAGATCGACATTTATTTTGACAACCATGAAGCCGCTTCCGCCTTCGGCCTGAAGCAGTTGAATGTTTATCTGAAAGGAGAACCCGAAAAATGATCAAATGTGAAAATGCTTGCCCCCGTGGAAAATTTGATGGGTGTTGCCACAAATGCCCGGATTTCCACACTTGTCCTGATTCCTGTCAGGAAAACCCGAACGCCTGTGGTTCGGCCACCTTCGATGAAGAAACGGCCCTTCAGGAGTTCAAGAACACCCAGCTTGCTACCTTGAACGCCATTGCTTCTCTGACCGCCCACAAGAAGACCATTGAGGATCAGGAAAAGGAAATGAAGGCCAAGCTGTATGAAGCAATGGTGAAGTTCGGCGTGGATAAGTTTGAATCCGATGTTCTGAACCTTACCCTTGTGAAGCCCACCAATGCCACCAGCATTGATTCCGCCAAGCTGAAGAAGAAATACCCGGACATTGCTTCCGAGTGTTCCAAGACCACCGCCAAGGCCGGTTATGTGAAGATCACCCTGAAAGGGGATAAGTCATGAGTTGCCGGGGCTTTGAACCTGTTTGCACCAATAATGAACTTCGGGAGTATTTCAGCGCCAAGGGCCTGACCTATGACAGCATTGATGAAGGTGATATTTTGATCCTTTGCATGATGCTTCAGAAGGAATTGAAGAAATCCAATAAGGCTGGTGAAACTTCCGTCACCATGACTTTGAGCAAACGGGTTGACATGAAGAAGGCCACCAACGGCCACATTACCGAGTGTTACATCTACATGAACGCCCACTATTTCACCCGGCGTGAATGTATCAGCTTCAACCGGGATGGGTGGATTGGCTTTGCTGGATGGGCCGATGATGGCAACACTAACCCGTTGCGCCGTGCCTTCCTTGCATGGTGTGACTATTTGGCGGAAGGTGGTGGAGCCGATGGCAAGGGATGAAGTATGGGATGCCCTTAAAAATCATGCCAAACAGGTTCATTCAGAACGGGTTGCAAAGAACCCCGACCGGATCGCCTATGCCATTCAGCAGTTTGAAGCCCACGGCATTGAATACCAACTGAAGAATGAGCAAACCGGACATTTCCATTGTTGGAGGAAGTCTGATGATAAACTGTTCCAATTCTACGCTGGAACAGGAAAAATTCAGGGCTTCACCCAAGTCAGAGGTATTCACAGCCTGATTCAGATGTTGGAGGGGTGAGCCGTGGCCGGTGAAAAAAACTTTGAAAATCGCCTGAAGGAATGGCTGGAAGCTGAAGGGATATATCCCTTGGGTGAACCTGTTGACCGCATGAGCGCCCCGCCTTGTGGCTTCTATGAAAAGCGTTGGGGTGGAAGCCGGTATGTGAAAAGCGGCCTTCCCGATATGCGGATCACCGTGAAGGGCATTGCCCTTGAAGTGGAGCTGAAGGCCACCGATGGAACCCCATCTGTGCTTCAGAAGCGTAATTTGGCCCAAATCAACGGTTCACAGGGGTTCGGGTTCATCCTTTACCCGGAAGGCTTTGAAGCCTTCAAGACTATTGTGAAAGGGGTGAAACAATGCGAGTTTCCCACAGCCGGGTTGAAGTCTTTGATAGATGCCCATACAAATACCGCTTGCGATATGTGGAAGGGATAGACACGATCCCGAACACGGATGCAGACAACGCCCTGATCCTTGGCACCGCCCTTCACACCGGCATTGAAGAAGGGGTTGAACAAGCCCTTGACTTCTACAAGAACAGCTTCCCGGTTCTGACGGATGATCACATTCATGAAATGATGAAGCTGGAAGCCATGATCCCCAAGGCAAAGGCCATGTTGCCACCGGGCGGAACCTTTGAATTGCCTATTGGGAACGCTGATTTCATCGGCTTCATGGATTATCTGGTTCCCGTGGGGAAGGGCCTGAAGCTGGATGGGCTGATCACCGGTGAAGATTTGGATGAATTTGAAGCGTTTGATTTGTACGATTTCAAGTATTCCAACAACGCCAAGAACTACGCCGTTTCCGGTCAGCTTCACGAATACAAGTATTGGTATGAACTGACCCATCCCGGCCACCGGATCAGAAATATGTATTTCCTGATTGTTCCCAAGCCCAAGATCAGGCAGAAAAGCACCGAAACCCTTTCCCAATTCCGTGACCGCTTGCAAGCGGCCTTGAAAGATGCTGAACCAACACTGATGCCGGTTCAGTACAACCCCATGAAGATTGTGGACTTCCTGACCGATGTGAAGCACATGGTTGAAGCTACAGACTTTCTCAAGAACCCAAACCATTTTTGTGGATGGTGTGAGTATGAAGAATATTGTCAGAAAGGATGGGATTATATGTTACTTCCCAAAAATGAACGGCGCAATCTGAACGCCACCAAGAAGAAGGTTGTGTGGCTTTACGGCGCACCCTTCAGCGGCAAAACCTTCTTTGCCAATCAGTTCCCCGATCCCCTGATGTTGAACACGGATGGCAACATCAAGTTTGTGGATGCCCCCTATATCGCCATTCGTGACACCGTTACGGTGGAAGGCCGTATCACCAAGCGCAAGTTGGCCTATGAAGTGTTCATGGATGCCGTGGCCGAACTGGAAAAGAAACAGAACGATTTCCGAACCATCGTGGTTGACCTTCTGGAAGATGTTTATGAATCGTGCCGGGTTTACATCTGTGACCGTCAGGGCTGGAAGCATGAATCTGATGATTCCTTCCGTGCGTGGGATATGGTCAGAAGTGAGTTCCTGAACACCCTGAAGCGGCTTGTGAATCTGGACTATGAAAACATCATCCTGATCAGCCATGAGGACAGAAGCCGTGACCTGACCCGCAAGGGCGGCGATAAGATCAGTTCCATCAAGCCGAACCTTCAGGATAAGGTGGCAAACAAGGTGGCCGGTATGGTTGATCTGGTGGCCCGTATCGTGGCGGACGATGATGAACGGGTGCTGTCTTTCAAGACTTCTGAAGTGATCTTCGGCGGTGGCCGTTTGACTGTCCGTGATAAGGAAATCCCGCTGACCTATGACGCTTTCTGTGAAGTCTACGAGGAAGCCAACCAGAAGGCCGCAGGAGCCGTGAAGCGTGGCGGCAATACCCCGGCTACCCCCGCACCTGAAACCACCGACACGCCCACCACAGCGCCCAGCAGAAGGGGCAGAAAGGCCAAGACTGAAACCCCGCCCCCGGCTGATAACTATGATCCGGCTGAAGATGCGGCAAAGGCGGCTTGTGGTGATCCTGATGGAACTTGGACACCGGGCGGTGGTGAAAAGGATGATTCTGTTTCTGTTGCTGAACCGGCCACCGGTGACACCCCGCCTTGGAACGATCTTCCCAAATGCCCGGACGGTGAACGCATTTTCAGACAGCACGATCAGAACCCGGAAATCCCCCTTTGTCCGTCCATTGACGCTGGCCACCGTTGCCACAAGGAAGGCGGCCCCGATGGTTGCCCCCTGTGGGATCGCCCCAAGGCACAGGCAGAGGAACCCGCACCCAAGACGGATGCTAACCCGCCCCGCCGTACCCGGAAGAAGCGTGAAGAATAATGGCTGATGTGCTGATGATTGCCGGGAAGCCTGAAACCATTTTCAAGGCCCGTGATTTTGAATATCTGGTTGAAAAGCACATGGGCTATGAAGCGGCCAAGTATTTCCGGGAATACGCTGAAAAGGCTGATGAAGAAGTCAGATCGGCCAAGGCCGGTGAGAACACAGACCTTGCTTCCTATGAAGCTGACCTTGAAAGCAATCACAGAGCCTTTCAGGACATTCAGACGGAAGCCGCAGTTATCACGGGTGTTCTTCAAGAAAAACGGATAAACCGTGAGAAGATCGCCTATGCAGTAAGGGAAATTGGAAAGATAATTTCCAACCAAATATAAGGAGGAACCCAAAATGAAAAACGATGCCCTGAACCAGTTCAAAGAGGAAATGAACAAGCGTGGCCTGTTCCGCAAGATTCAGGTGTGCGCCAACCTGAACCCCCCCCCCGCCCGGTGCTGATGGTGAAGCTCTGATCGAACTTCATCGTTCCGCCGCCAAGATCGCCATTCGGAATTACGCTGAACATCATGAAGATTTTTGTGATGTGATGGCGGATGCGGCCCTTGATCATCTGCTGAACACCGTTCTTCCTGATGATCTGTTCATTCCTGACGGTGGTTTTTCCCCTACGAAAGAAGAAGTTGACAACATGAACAGGGCCAAGGAAACGGCTGACAAAGCGGCCAAGGTGCTTGATACCCTGTTTGGTGGGTTGGCTGATCTTCTGAAAACCATTTAATAAATACATTTTTTGGAGGTAAAAAACTATGGCTATTGATTTTGACAAGATTGATCGTTCTGTTGATCTGAAGGGCCTTCAGGCTGATGTGGAGGATGCCAAGAAGAACGGCGGCGGTGATTTCCCCACCATCCCCGCTGGCAAGTATGAAGTGAAGCTGGAAAGCATGGAGATCAAAGGCACCAAGGCCGATCCCAACCGCCCCATGCTGGCCGTGTCCTTCAAAATCCTGTCCGGTGAGTTCAAGAACCAGCGCCTTTTCATGAACCGTGTCTTTTACGGCACCAAGAATGACAAGAACATGATCGCTTCTGCTATGGGCTTCCTTGAAAAGCTGGATTCCGGTGTTCCTGTCAGCTTCACCAGCTACAAGCAGTTTTCCCAGCTTGTTCTTGATGTGGCGGAAGCCATTGATGGAAATTTGGAATATGCGGTGGACTACGATGATTCCCGCTTCAATTCCATCACCGTTGAAGAAGTTTTCGAGGTTGAAAACTGACCCAAAATTTTTTACAATGGAAGTGTCTTTTAGGACACGAACCATTTTTGAAAGTTCACTTTCAAGCCGGGGCGAAAGCCCCGGAATGGCCCCAAGTGAAAGCCTTCCCGTGGCGGGGCTGATAAGGCGGAAACGCTGACAGATTTCACAAAAGCTGAAAGGATGTGAGTTGATGATCTTCTATGATTTTGAGGTTTTCCGGTATGACTGGCTGGTTGTCCTGATCGACCTGAACGCCCGAAAAGAAACCGTGATTATCAACGATCCCGACAAGCTGAAACGCTTCTATGAGGAACACAAGGGTGTGATTTGGGCCGGTTACAATTCCCGGAACTATGATCAGTACATTCTGAAGGCCATTCTGTGTGGGTTTGATCCAAAGCCTGTGAATGATTGGATCATTGCAGAGGCTAAACCCGGTTACAGATATTCAAGCCTGTTCAGGGAATACCCGCTGATCAATTATGATGTGATGCCGAACCCGCCAATCAGCCTGAAGGCGCTGGAAGCGTTCATGGGCCATTCCATAAAAGAAACTTCTGTTCCCTTCGACATTGACCGGCCTTTGACTGAAGCAGAGTTGGCCGAAACGGTCAAATATTGCCGCCATGATGTGGAACAGACAGTGGAAGTGTGGCTACGGCGGAAGGAAGATGAATTTGATGCCCAAATGTCACTTGTGAAGGCGTTCCACCTTCCCATTTCTGACATTGGCCGCACCAAAGCACAGCTTTCCGCCAAAATCCTTGGGGCCGTTCAAAGGGAACACAATGATGAATTTGAAATTGAGTTCCCGCCCAGCTTGCGGATCGAAAAATACACGGAAGTTTTGAATTGGTACAAGAACCCCTTGAACCGTGATTATTCCAAAACCCTTGAACTGGATGTGGCCGGGGTTCCCCATGTGTTCGCTTGGGGTGGCCTTCACGGGGCTATTCCCAAATATCACGGGGAAGGTTGGTTTGTCAATGTGGATGTGGCTTCCTATTACCCGTCTTTGATGCTGGTTTATAAGTGGCTTTCCCGTAATGTTCACGATCCTTCCAAGTATGCGGAAATCTACCACACCCGCCTGAAGCTGAAGGCGGAGAAGAACCCCATGCAACAGCCTTACAAGATTGTTCTAAACAGCACCTATGGCGCTATGAAGGATAAGCACAATGCCATGTATGATCCCCGGCAAGCCAACAATGTTTGTGTGGGCGGTCAGCTTCTTCTTCTGGATTTGATTGAACGGCTGGAAGATCATTGTGAAATCATCCAGAGCAACACGGATGGTATTTTGGTCAAACTTCGCCGGTATGAAGATTTTGAAATGCTGGACGATCTGTGTTGGGAGTGGGAGCAAAGAACCGGGATGCGCCTTGAATTTGATGAATTTCAAAAGGTGTATCAGAAGGATGTGAACAATTACATCATTATTCCTTCCGGGCCGCTTCGTGATGAAAAAGGGAAACCCCGCTGGAAGTGCAAGGGTGCCTATGTCAAAAAGCTGTCTGATCTGGATTATGACCTTCCCATTGTCAACCGGGCCATTGTGAACTATTTCCTTCATGGGATCAGCCCGGAAACAACCATCATGGAATGTTCCAATCTTCGAGATTTTCAGAAGGTTGTGAAGGTGTCCAGCAAGTACAAATATGCCCTTTATTCCCCGGTGATTACGGAAGCCAAGATCAGGGATGAAAAAGGCCGTTCTAAGAAAATCACCCGCTTCAGCGGCGGTGAGGTTCAGACGGATAAAACCTTCCGGGTGTTCGCTTCCAAGGATCAGAGCAAGGGCGGAATCTTCAAGGTTTCCGGGAAAATCGTCAAGGGCCGGGAAAAGAACCCTGAAAAGTTCGGCAACACCCCGGATCATTGTTTTTTCATCAATGATGATGTGACCAACCTTCCTATCCCGGATGAACTGGACAAGCAATATTACATTGATGTTGCTTGGGATCGGTTGAAAGATTTCGGGGTGGAACGATGAACAATAAAACCTTTCGGGGGGGGGAGCGTTGAAGCATGGAACTGTTTAGGGGCTATGTGCCTACCAGAAATAAACAATGCCTTGAAAAATTCAAAGGCGTTGAAAAACTGAAAACCCGTTCAGAAGTCCAAGACCTTGATGAATACGCCGGTATTCTTGGAGAAGAAACCATCCTGATTGATGTGGACGATGCGGAAACATCTGAACTTTTGTTCAGAATTGTTCAGGATTTAGAACTGAAGTGCAGAGTGTACGCCACCACACGGGGAAAACACTTCTTGTTCAAGAACTGTGGTGTTAAAAAAAGCTGGACGAAATGCACCTTGGCCGTGGGTATCACCACGGATGGAAAGGTTGGAGCCAATAACAGCTATGAAATCTTGAAGTCCGGTGGCGTGGAACGGCCCATTCTGTATGATTTCCCTGAAGGGGAGATTCAGGAACTTCCCAAGTGGCTGACCCCAGTGAAAAGTAACTATGATTTCCCGAACCTTGGGGAAGGTGATGGGCGGAACCAAACCCTGTTCAACTACATTCTGACCCTTCAGAGTGACGATTTCACCAAGGAAGAAGCCCGTGAATGTATCAGGCTGATTAACCGTTATGTGCTAAAGAAGCCCCTTTCCGACAAGGAACTTGATGTGATCCTTCGGGATGATGCCTTCAAGAAAACATCCTTCTTCCGGGATAAAACCTTCCTATTTGATAAGTTCGCCACCTACCTGAAGAACAACAACCATATTGTGAAGATCAATAACCAGCTTCACATTTACAAGGATGGTATCTATGTTTCCGGTGCCGGTGAAATTGAAGGGGCCATGATCAAACTGATCAGCAACCTGAAACGGGCGTGGCGTTCAGAAGTCCTGTCCTATCTGGAAATCATGATTGAGGAAAACACCAAGGCCACCAACCCGAATATCATTGCTTTCAGCAACGGCCTTTACAATATCCGGGATGGTTCCTTCAAAGAGTTCACCCCGGATGTGGTCATTACAAACAAAATCCCGTGGCCGTACAACCCCGCCGCCCATGATGATCTGTTGGATCATACCCTGAACCGGCTGGCCTGTGATGATCCTGAAGTTCGGGCCTTGCTGGAAGAAATGGTGGGCTATTGTATGTACCGCCGCAACGAACTTGGTAAAGCCTTCATCCTGATTGGCGATAAGAGCAACGGCAAATCCACCTTCCTTCATGTGGTGAAGAACCTTCTTGGAGATCAGAACATTGCTTCCCTTGACCTGAAGGAATTGGGCGATAGGTTCAAAACCGCTGAACTGTTCGGCAAGCTGGCAAACATCGGTGATGATATTGGTGATGAATTTATTGCCAATGCTTCCGTGTTCAAGAAGCTGGTCACGGGTGATCGGGTGAATGTGGAGCGCAAAGGCCAAGATCCCTTTGAGTTCAACAATTATTCCAAGTTCCTGTTCAGCGCCAACAACATTCCCCGTATCAAGGATAAAACCGGAGCCGTTCAGCGGCGTTTGGTAATTGTTCCCTTCGATGCCAAGTTTACCCCCAATGATGCTGACTTCCGCCCATTCATCAAGGATGAACTGTGTGAACAGGGTTCTATGGAATATCTGGCCTTGCTTGGCCTTCAGGGGTTGAAGCGGGTTCTTGGCAATGCACAGTTCACCACTTCCACCAGAGTTCAGGGGCAGTTGGACGAATACGAGGAAAACAACAACCCCATCATTGGGTTCATCAAAGAAATTGGGCTGGATTCCATTGTGAATGAGCCTACCAAGACGGTTTACCGGAAGTATAAGGAATATTGCATTTCAAACAACTTCCAAGCCCTTTCCAACATCGAGTTTTCCAGACAAATCACCAAGCGTTGTGGGTTGGTGATCGTGGATAAGTGGATCAGCCGCCTTGGGAAATGCCGGGTATTTGTAGAAAGTGAGTATGCGGAATGATTCAGATTTTTGATAGTATGACGGAACTGTTGGAAAGCGTTCCCAAGGAAAACATGACCTTTGAAATGTGCAATGCGTTTGTGAAGGCGTGGGGAAAAATTCATGGATATGGCGGTGGGAAGTCTGAAGTTCATCCCTTCACCATGTATCCGAAAATCATGGTCAGCGTAAGTGGTGGAGCGGATTCCGATATTGTCCTTGATCTGGTGGAACGGATCGGCTACCCATTAAGTGAAGTTCATTATGCGTTTTTTGACACCGGTCTTGAATTTGCCGCTACAAAACGCCACTTGGAGTATTTGGAACAGAAGTATGGAATTACGATTGAACGCTATCGGGCTAAAATTCCGGTTCCCCTTGGCGTTAAAAAATATGGGGTTCCCTTTTTAAGCAAAAAGATTAGCAATAATATTCAACGCCTTCAGAAACACGGGTTTAAGTGGGAAGATAAGCCATTTGAAGAACTATATGCGGAATATCCCCGTTGTAAATCTGCCTTGCGCTGGTGGTGTAACCAATGGGGCGAAAAGTCCAAATTAAACATTTCAAACCGAAAATGGTTAAAGGAATTTATGATTGCCAATCCACCAGATTTCCCCATATCGTCGGGATGCTGTGATGGAGCTAAAAAGGGAACGGCAAAGATGGTGGAAAAAATCATCAATCCCGATCTTTCTATTCAAGGGGTACGAAAGGCAGAAGGTGGAATCAGATCAACCGCATACAAGTCATGTTTTGATGAAATTTGCGGTGAAGCGGATCAGTTTAGGCCCATCTTTTGGTTCAAAAAGGACGATAAAAAGGCGTATGAAGAAGCGTTTGGGATCGTTCATTCTGACTGTTATTGCAAATATGGACTTGATCGGACAGGTTGCGCTTGTTGCCCATTTGGAAAGTTTTTTGAAAGAGAACTTGCCGTTGCTGAACAATTTGAACCAAATCTTTATAGAGCCGCTATTCATGTGTTTGGAAAATCCTATGAATACACCCGGCAATATAGAGAATTTCAAAAGAAAATGGAAGGTGGCGCAGAATGAGTGGTTCCAAGAAGGTGTTCACCACATTAGGCAGTTCCAACCATGTTCCTGAAGAACGAGAAGCATTTGATTACTACGCCACCGATCCAAGGGCCGTAGAAATGCTTCTGGAACTGGAACAGTTTTCCCCGGTCATTTGGGAACCGGCCTGTGGGGAAGGCCATATTTCCAAGGTGCTTCAGGCCCACGGTTATGAAGTCATTTCAACTGATCTGATTTACCGGGGCTTCGGTGATCCTAAACCGCTGGATTTCCTGAAGGAAACACTGGACGATTTTGAAGGCGATATAATCACAAACCCGCCGTATTCAATGGGGCTTGAATTTGTTCAAAGGGCGCTTGAAAGCGTCCGCCCCGGTGGGAAAGTGGCTATGTTCCTGAAGGTTCAGTTCTTGGAGGGGCAAAAACGGGGTGAGTTCTTCAGGCATACCCCCCCCCCGAAAAGTTTATATCAGCCGTTCCCGGCTGGCCTGTTATAAAAACGGTGATATGACCGGGAAACCGGAAAGCGCCATTGCTTATGCGTGGTATGTGTGGGAAAAGGGCTTCACCGGTGATCCGGTGATCAAATGGTTCAACTGAAAGAAAGGATGATTTCAATGTTACCTAAAACCAAAACGGAACGCCATTCCGATATTTGCAAGGAAATCAATGCCTTGTACGCACGAAAAAATCATGACTATGGTGACAGCTTTCACCAGACCTTCACGGAAGAAGGAATGGCAATGCCCCGGATCAGACTTGGGGATAAGCTGGCCCGGTTTAAGAGCCTGACCAAATCCGAGGTTCAGGAAGTCAAGGATGAATCTATCCGTGATACCCTGATTGACCTTGCCAATTACGCCATTATGACGGTTCTTGAACTGGACGATCTGAAAGCGGAGGAACACGCCGATGAACGCTAACCGTTATATGCGGGGTTCCTTGCGAACCGCTGACCGTTCCAACATGGATCGGCTGAAGCTGGAATGTGCCTTGGGCCTTTGCGGTGAAGCCGGTGAAGTGGCCGAACAGGTGAAGAAGCATTTCTTCCACGGCCATGAACTGGATAAGCGCCACATGATTGAAGAACTTGGTGATGTGGCTTGGTATTTGGCCGTTCTGTGTGATGCCATTGGTTCTGACCTTGATACGGTCATGGAAGAAAACCTGAAAAAGCTGGAACAGCGTTACCCTGAAGGGTTCGATCCTTACCGGTCACAGCACCGGAATGAATTGGGAGGTTGAAGGACATTGGGTGTGACATTGAAAAATGGTACAGAGAAGAAGGAGGGAAAACCGATGCCTAAACCTTGGGAAAATGCTGAAGGGTATCACGATCCGACAGCCTACCACGGCACAAAGAACATCATCCGTGACGAGGATGAACAGCAGAAGCGGGTGAACACCCTGATCTTCGTCCTGAAGTACATCACCCGTTTGGCGGGGTTTGAACTTCTGAACCGTATTGAAATCAAAGACCGTAAGACCGGGAGGGAATACAGATGATGAATAAGCCTTGCCCTTTCTGTGGCGGAGAACCCTTTTTCATGGATAATGATGGGTGGTATTGGGTTCGTTGCAGAAAATGTGGGGTTGAAACACCCGGATCAGATATAAGAGAAATAGCGGAAAATCAATGGAATAGGCGGGTGAATAACGATGAAGAAAATGCTGGTGATGCTGGCCCTGACGCTGTTCTTGATGGCCGTGGCGGAGCATTACAACATTGATCCCGCTTGGTTCCTGATTGTCTGGTATCTTTCAGACAACATTCCTACCCGGAACGCCTGAACAGGTGCTTCTTCAGTAGGGGTTGGAACAGCGGCCTTCAATATATGTGGAATGATGTTGAAGGCCCTGAAACCCTTGCAATACCTTGATTTTCTGTGAAATCCTTCAACATTCAACATTCGACAGATTACTTCAATTATTTAGAAGGAAAAATATATAGTATATGAAGAATGTAATAATAGTGAAGAAGGCGCTTCTGATCTTGAATGTTGAAGGATTTTCCGAAAACCCTTGATATACCGGCGTTTGATGCCCTTCAACATTTATTCCAGAAAGGATGTGTTACATAGTGAATGACAAAGACCTTTCCCAACAGGCCAAGGACTTTCTTTCCCAAATCCATAAAACCGATGCCTTGATTAACAGGCTTGTGAATACAGTTGCCACCTTGCGTTCCAGCTTGACTTCCACCGGAAGCCAACTGAAGCAGGACAAGGTTCAGACTTCCGGCCCCAAGAATACCCTTGAAGAAGGTATTGCCCGAATTGATGAACTTGAACGCACCATCAACATCCGAATTGATGAATTGATTGACCTGAAACAAACGGCTTTTAATATGATCAAACGGATTCCTGACCTTGATCAGCAAAATATTCTGATTGCCCGGTATATTCAGAACATGAAATGGGATTCGATTGCTGATGAAATGGATCATGAAATTCGATGGGTGTATAAAACCCACGGTAAAGCCTTGATTGCATTTGCGAACAGTAATGAACAGTTATTGGTTGTAGCAGGACAGCCCCACGATAGTTTATAATACAAATATGAAATTGCGCCTACGGGAAACCGGGGCGCTTTTTCTATGCCTAATGAAAGGGGTGAATACCTGTGACACCAAGACAGCGAAAGTTCTGTGATGAATACCTGATCAGCGGCAATGCTACGGATGCGGCAATCAAGGCGGGGTATTCGCCCAAGACCGCAAAGCAGACGGGTTCTGAAAACCTTGCAAAACCTGACTTGAAAGCGTACATCGAAACCGAACTTGAAAAACTTCATTCGGCCAAGATCGCTGATGCTGAAGAAGTCATGAAATACCTGACTTCGGTAATGCGGGGTGAACATACTGAAGAAATCCCGATCCTGTGCGGTGACGGTTGCCAAGAGTTGACGCAGAAAGAGGTTGGAGCCAAGGAAAGGCTGAAGGCCGCTGAACTGATCGGCAAGCGTTATGGTATGTTCACGGACAAGGTAGGTGTGGAAGGGGCCGTTCCGGTGATTATCACGGGGGATGATCAACTTGAAGATTAGCCCACAGGCCAAACGGGTTCACCTTCCTGAAGTGGTTGGCAAGGGTTACGGAACCTTCTGGAACTTCAAAGGCCGTTACCGGGTGTGTAAGGGAAGCCGTGCTTCCAAGAAATCCAAGACAACGGCCCTGAACATCATCAAACGGATGATGCAATACCCGGAAGCCAATACCCTTGTGGTTCGCAAGGTGTTCAGAACTTTGAAAGATTCCTGTTTCACCGAACTGAAATGGGCAATCAACCGCCTTGGGGTTTCAGCCTATTGGGAAATCAAAGAAAGCCCCCTTGAAATGACCTACCTTCCAACCGGTCAGAAGATTTACTTTCGGGGCCTTGATGATCCCCTGAAAGTCACATCAATTACCGTTGAAATCGGTTATCTGTGCTGGTGCTGGATTGAAGAAGCATACGAAATTATGAATGAATCTGATTTCGATATGCTGGATGAATCCATCCGTGGTGCTATCCCGGAAGAAACGGGCCTGTTCAAGCAAATCACGCTGACCTTCAACCCGTGGAACGAAAAGCATTGGATCAGGAAGCGGTTCTTCGGGGAAATCACCGGTAAAGATGCCCAAGGGAACCCCATATACAAATTCCATGATAGCTGGATCAGCCCGGATGGGCAGATTTACGCCACAACCACCAATTACCTGTGTAATGAATGGCTGGATGCGGCGGATTTGAAGGTTTTCAACAGCATGAAGGAAAACAACCCCCGCCGTTACAAAGTGGCTGGCCTTGGGGGTTGGGGCATTGTGGATGGCCTGATTTTTGATAATTGGCGGGAAGAAGCCTTTGACATTCAGGCTATTTCCAAAAAGACCGGTGTGAAAAGCGCCTTCGGCCTTGACTTCGGTTATACCAACGATCCCACGGCCCTGTTCTGTGGGCTGGTGAGCCAAGCGGAAAAGACCATTTGGGTTTTTGATGAACTGTATGAAAAGGCCCTGACCAACCGGGCAATCTGTGAACGGATTACCGCCATGGGTTACGCCAAGGAACGAATCAAGGCTGATTGTGCAGAACCCAAGAGCATTGACGAATTGCGGGAAGCTGGCCTTCATCGTATCAGACCGGCCCGGAAGGGTAAGGACAGTATCAACAACGGAATCCAGTACATTCAGGGTTACACCATCATTGTTCATCCCCGGTGTGTGAATTTCATTACCGAAATTTCAAACTACACTTGGGCTGAAGATAAGTTCGGGGCCAAGATCAACACCCCCATTGATGATTTCAACCACTTGATGGATGCCATGCGTTATGGGCTGGAAGATATGCTGGTTGGCCCCGCCTTCAGCTTCGATTAACAACATGATAGTAACAAAACGCACGGGAAACCTTGTGTTTCCGGGTGCTTGTATTTATTAAGCAATAGAAAGGGTGATTGACTATGTTTCTGAATAACGCTATGGATCGGATCAATCGCCTGATTATTCAGGGTGGGCGAACCGGCATGACTGAAAATCAGTTCTTCGCCGCTGAAATCAAGGAATGGAAGGACAGCCCCCGCCGCAAGGATCAGTTGCGTGGTGATCTGTACTATGAAGGACAGCATGACATTTTGAAGCGTCAGCGCACGATCATTGGCGAGGATGGCAAACTTCAGGTTGTGAACAATCTTCCGAACAACCGCCTGATTGATAACCAATACGCCCTGATGGTGGATCAGAAAACCAACTACCTTGTGGGCAAGCCCTTCACCCTGAATTGTCAGGATAAGAGTTACACAGACGCTTTGGGCAAGATTTTCAATAAGCGGTTTTACCGGCTTCTGAAGTATGTGTGTGAAGATGCCCTGAACGGTGGCCTTGGTTGGGTTTACCCCTATTATACGGATGCCGGGGAACTGGCCTTCAAGCATTTTCCCGCCTATGACATTCTTCCGTTTTGGGCGGACGATGATCATACCATCCTTGATTGTGCGGTTCGCTACTACACCCAAGAGGTTTGGAACGGCTACACGAAAGAAAAGGTTGAGAAGGTGGAAATCTTCAAAACCGATGGCATTTACAGGTATATCTATCAAAATGATATGCTGATTGCCGATGTGGAAGCCGGTGAACATGAAAACTATTTCATGGTTGAGGAAGAAGGACAGGAACCCAAGGGGTTCAACTGGACACGGATTCCGCTGATCCCGTTCAAGTACAACAAACAGGAAATCCCCCTGATCCGCCGTGTAAAAACCCTTCAGGACGGTATCAATGTGATGCTGTCCGACTTTGAAAACAATATGCAAGAGGACGCACGGAACACCATTCTGGTTCTGAAGAACTATGACGGTGAAAATCTTGGTGAGTTCCGTCACAACCTTTCCACTTATGGAGCCGTGAAGGTTCGTGAGGATGGCGGGGTTGAAACCCTTCAGGTTGAAATCAGCGCAGAGAATTACAAGGGCATTTTGGAACTTCTGAAGAAATCCCTGATTGAAAATGCCCGTGGCTATGATGCCAAGGATGATCGGTTGTCTGGCAATCCAAACCAGATGAACATTCAATCCATGTATTCTGACATTGACCTTGACGCAAACGGCATGGAAACTGAGTTCCAAGCGGCCTTTGAAGAACTGTTGTGGTTCATCAATCAGGATTTTAGCAACAGGGGCTTGGGCGATTATGAAGGCGCTGAACTTCAGATCGTGTTCAACCGTGACATTCTAATCAATGAAACGGAATCCATTGAAAACTGTGCCAAGTCCGTTGGTATTCTGTCCACGGAAACCATTGTGGAACAGCACCCGTGGGTTACAGATGTTGAAGTGGAACTGGCCCGGTTGCGTAAGGAAAAGGATGAAGCAATGGAACAAGCGCAGGAATACGCCGGGGCCTTCCAGACCGGCAACCAGAACAAAGGTGATAATGGTGGGGGCGAATAACCCCCGCCGTTTCACAATATATGCCGGGGCAGACATTGAGTGTGGCGGGGTGCTATTACTCCTACCCGCCAAAGGGTGAAATTCCCTTCCCCGGCCCATCATGGCCCGTTAGTCAAGTGGTTAAGACACCGCCCTTTCACGGCGATAACGCCGGTTCGATCCCGGCACGGGCTACCATGCTTCCCTGTTGGACTTGGCTGAAAATGCTTGCAGGGCCTTCAGCCCTGATGGGGAAGTCTTATTTGCTGAAGTGGATGGAATAGGCAGACACGGCGGATTCAAAATCCGTTGCCGCAAGGCGTGTGGGTTCAAGTCCCACCTTCAGCACCATGGCGGGGAGCGTTTCGGGTGATGCGTCCTTGCTCCAAAAATATATAAGCTGTGGCCCATAAAAACAGTTCATCTTTGGTAACTGGTACTTGCCATTGATGCCCCGGTGCAATTCCGGTTGGGCTTATATTGGGGTGTAGCCAAGAGGTAAGGCAAGGGGTTTTGACCCCCTGATCCGTTGGTTCGATTCCAACCATCCCAGCCATTTTTCAGGATTGGAGGAACCGCCCATGAGAAATGCGGACTATTGGCGTGGGCGGTTTTCCATCTTGGAGGACAGCGCCCACAGAGAAGCCCAAAAGACCATTCAGGACATGGAAGAACTGTATCTGGATGCACAGCGTTCCGTTCAGAAGGAAATTGAAAGCTGGTATGCCCGTTTTGCGGTGAACAACCAAATCAGCCTGACCGATGCCCGGAAATGGCTGACCGCTGGACAGCTTGAAGAATTTCATTGGAGCGTTGAACAGTATATCAAGATCGGTGAACAGGCCGGGTTGGATGCGGCATGGCTGAAGAAGCTGGAAAATGCGTCCACCCGGTTCCACATTTCCCGCCTTGAAGCTGTTCAGACGGGTATTCAGCAACAGCTTGAATTGCTGTATGGCAATCAGGTTGATAGTTTGGATGCCCTGTTGAAGAAGGTTGTGGGCAATGGATACACCCGCACGGCCTTTGAGGTTCAGAAGGGTGTGGGCCTTGGTTGGGATATTACCGGGCTGGATCAGAAGAAACTTGAAACCTTGCTTTCAAAGCCTTGGACAACGGACGGGCGAACCTTCCGGGATCGCTGTTGGCTGAACAAGAATGATTTGGTGGGTTCGGTCAGTAAGAGCCTGACGCAAGGGCTTCTTCGGGGTGATTCCCCGGCCAAGATCACCACGGCCATTCAGAAGCAGTTTGGGGTTCATCGGTATAAGGCGGGGCGGTTGGTCAACACCGAAACCACCTATTTCAACGCCGTTGCCACCAAGGAATGTTACAAGGATTTGGATGTTGAAATGGTGGAAATCATTGAAACGCTGGATTCCCATACCTGTTCCATTTGTGGTGGGCTTGATGGTAAGGTGATCCCCATTTCTCAATATGAACCCGGCGTGACTGTGCCGCCATTCCACCCCAACTGTCGAGGAACTACGGCCCCGGCCATTGATCCCAAGTATGCCGGTGAAAGAGCCGCCCGGAACGCTGATGGGGATGTGTACTATGTTCCCGCCAACATGAAATATGCTGATTGGGTTCAGACCTTCGTGAACGGCGGTTCCAAAACGGGCCTGACCGTTGCAACCGGGGCCGGTGTTGCCAAAACGCTTCGTGATTATAACAGCGAGTTTGGAAAGAAGTTCGGCAAAGACCACTATGATCAGATTCGTGACCATGTGGACGCTTGTCCAAGCCCTGACCTTCAGGCTACTTGGGATAAGTACGAAACCAAAATCAAAGTTGCAAAGGCGAACCATCAAGGCGGTGCATACTGTCAGGGCAACAGCATTTATGTGAACATTGACGCTGACGGAAAGGGCCGTTCTTGGAGCGCCCCTTACGCAACCACTTTCCATGAAAGCGGCCACGCCATTGATGGCCTTGCGGCCCAGCTTGGAAGCCCAAATGGGCAATGGCATTTTTCTTCTACCTATAAGGGCGGGGCTTTCCCCCAAACCATCAAGGATGAAGTGAATGATTGGGTGGATCGGATTCTTGCCGACATGAAGGCCCATAAAGATGATTTCCCGTATTGGGTACAAAAAGGCTGGATGTCGCAAAACACCGCTGATTTCTACATCAAGTATGGTGGATTCAAGGTCAAAAAATCCTATGCTTATGCCGCTGTTCAAGCGGAAGTAAAAGCATTGACCCCATTGCAGTACGGTGATCTTTCTGATATATTGGAAGGGGCGACCCGTGGAAAAATCCGCTGTGGCATTGGTCATGGTGGTGGTTCCTACTGGACAACCCGAACTTACAACGGGATTGATTGGGGCCTTGGAACTGAAGCCTTTGCGGAAATGACTTCCGCAACCATGACTTCCCCGGAAAGTTTGGCAACCATCAAGAAATATCTTCCCAAGTCCTATGCCATGTATGAAGATATGTTGAAGGTGATTGCAAATCAGCCGTGAAAGGGGTGTTGAAAATGGCTGAACTGATTGAACAATATCTTGAACGATTTCATGAGAACTTCCCCCTGTTCGCCCTGATGGGTGTCGAGGAAGCGGAAGTGGAAGCCATTATTCAGGATTGTTTGGATAAGGGAACCCCTTACCGGCCACCTGAACTGGATGAAAAATCCCTATATTGATGATCTGACCACCCCGGCCTTTGGCCGGTGGTGGTTTTTTCATACCATTTTCGCCGTTTCCCGGTGGTGGGCGGTAAACAGAACCGGGGAAAATCGTGGTTCCTAACCCACGGTAAAAAAGGATTTTGGAGGTAACAACAATGACTAAAGAAAAGCTGTTGGAATGGGGCCTGACTGAAGAACAGGCCACAAAGGTTATGGAGGGCCTGAACGGTTCCTTCGTCACCAAGGCCCGGTTCAATGAGGTCAACACCGAACTGACCGCCGCCAAGAACACCATCAAAGAGCGTGACACCCAGCTTGAAACGCTGAAGAAGGCTTCTGGTGACACCAAGGCCCTTCAGGATCAGATCACCCAGCTTCAGGCCGATAATAAGAAGAAGGACGATGATCACGCCGCTGAACTGAAGAATCTGAAAATCAGCAATGCGGTTGAACTGGCCCTGACCGGCGCAAAGGCCAAGAACAACACCGCTGTCAAGGCGCTGTTGGCTGACTTTATCGGCAAGGCTGAATTGGCGGAGGATGGAACCGTCAAGGGCCTTGATGATGAAGTCAAGAAGCTGGTGGAAGGCAAGGACACGGCTTTTCTTTTTGAGAAGTCCACCGGCACCAAGTTCAAGGGAGCCAAATCCGCTGAAAAGGGTGATGGCGCTGAAGGCGGCATGACCCTTGAAAAGCTGAAGGCCATGAACCCCTTGGATCGCTACAACTATTCCGTCAACCATCCTGACGAATACAAAGAACTTTATGGAGGTAATGAGTAATGGCAAACACTTGCTACGATAACTTTTTCCTGTCCAACGAAATTGAAGATCAGTACCAGAGCCACCTTGATCTTCAGCAGTTTTGCACCGTGGACAACAACCTGACCGGCGTTGCTGGTATGGTTCGCAAGATTCACAAGTACAAGGCCACCGATGGCACCGAAAAGCTGGCTATGGGTGCTGGCAACACCAAGACCATTGAAGCCGGTTACACCGAAAAGGAATACCGGATTCAGATGGCGCAGAACCGTTTCCAGTATTATGACGAGGAAGCCATGACCGATCCGATGGTCATTACCACCGGCACCCGTCACGCTGGTACGGATATGTTCAACACCGTGAACGCCGACATTTTTGGAGCCTTCCACGAGGCTACTTTGACGGTGGTCAGCACCACAATGGATTTCAACACCTTCGTGGACGCTTCCGCTATGCTGAATCTGGAAAACCTTGAAGGTGTTTCTATCTTCGGCTTTGTCAATGCCACCGATGTTGCCAAACTTCGCAAGGCGTTGAAGGAAGATCTGAAGTATGTGGAAGGTTTCTCCAAGTCTGGCTATGTTGGTACTGTGGCGGGTATCAACCTTTATACCAAGAAGAACGCCGAAACCGGCAAAGTGGTAATTGCCACCAAGGAAGCTGTTACCCTGTTCAATAAGAAGGGTACGGAAGTGGAACAGGAGCGTGAAGGCAATATCCGCCGCAACACGGTTTATTCCCGTAAGTATTACCTTGCGGCCATGACCAATGAAGCCAAGGCGGTGAAGATCATCACCGGTTCCGCCGCTGTCACCGCTGACACCACGGTTTCCAGCGACAAGACCTATTACGCCGCTTCCGGTATCGGCTATGTGAAGGTCACGCCCGGTTCCGGTGACAACCCCAAGACCAAGGGTTGGTACGAAATCACGGCGGCGTAAGAAAGGCGGTGAACCCCGTTGCGTGATAAAGCGGTTGCAATGCTAACGGCCCTTGGCGTGGCGGGGGCCGCTGATGATCCGTTGTTGGATATGGTTTTGACCAATGTTCAATGGCGGATCAAAAATCTTTCCAACCTTTCCGAAATCCCGGAGGGGTTGGAAAGTCTGGCCGTTTCTATGGCCGTGGGCGAATACCTGAACATGAAGAAGTGTTCTGGACAGCTTGAAGGGTTTGATTTGGATGCGGCGGTGAAATCCATTCAGGAAGGTGACACCAACATTACCTTTGCCCTTGGTGAAGGTAGTTCAACCCCTGAACAGAGGTTGAACAGCCTGATTGATTATCTGATCAACGGGCGCATTGGTGAAATCTACCGTTATAGGCGGTTGGTATGGTGAATAAGGCCGTGCGAACCGCCTTGGAACGGTTGTGGAAGGATCGGTGTTCTATCTTCATCCGTGAGGAAGTCACCGATCCTGTCACCCACCTGACGGATTCTGAAGAAAAGCCGCTTCTTCAGGATCAGCCGTGCAAGCTGTCTTTTGAAACATTAACTTCAACCAATTGGGATGAAGTGGCAACCGCCCAACAGGTGGTGAAGCTGTTCCTTTCCCCGGATGTGAAGGTTCCCGCAGGTTGCAAGATCGTTGTAACCCGTCCAAATGATATGGAACGAACCTTCACCTATGCCCATTCCGGTGAACCGGGCGTGTTTTCCAACCATCAAGAAATCATGCTTGAACCCTTCAGGGGGTGGGCCTGATGGGAAGATGGGGCCGGTGTGATTACCGGGAATTGAAGAAGCTGGATGAACGCCTTCAACAGCTTTCGGAAGTTGACATGGATCGGCTTTGCCGGGATGCCGCCAAGAAGATTGCCCAAATCCTTCTGAATAAGGTGAAGAAAAGAACCCCCGTTGGTGTGGTTCCGCCGTATGCCACGGATGAAGCCAAGGAAGAATATTGGCCCGGTTATCGTGGCGGTTCCTTGCGTGACGCTTGGACGATCCTTCCCATTGAAAAACATGGGGAGCAGTACACCGTGACCATCATCAACAATTTGGAATATGCGTCCTATGTGGAATACGGCCACCGGCAAACACCGGGGCGCTATGTTCCAGCCTTGGGAAAGACCCTGAAGGCAAGTTGGGTGAAGGGGCGGTTCATGTTGACGATTTCCGAACAGGAAGTGAAAACCTTGGCCCCGTCCATTCTGAATGATATGTTGTATGACGCTTTGAAGGGGGTGTTCAGTTGATCAACGAAATTATCAAAGGTGTTTCCATGAAGCTGAACGCCACCTTTGGAGCCGGGTACAAAATCTATCAGAATGATGTGGAACAGGGCTTCAAGGAACCCTGTTTTTTCATTGCTGTCCTGAAGCCTGACATTTCCCCGTTGCAGAAGAACCGATTCATGAACCGGAACCCGCTGGATGTTCACTATTTCCCAACCAGCGGGAGAAACAACGCTGAATTGTTCACTATGGCCGTGGATTTGATGGAATGTTTGGAGTTCATCACCCTTCCCAATGGGGATGTGCTTCACGGAACTTCCATGAGTTATGAAGTGCAAGACGGGGTTCTTCACTTCTTCGTGAACTACAATTTGACACTTCGCAGAGAAACCGAGGAAACCGCAATGGAAACCTTGGAAACTACTGTGGAGCCAAAGAAAGGGTGATTGAATGGCTACCAGAAAGAAAGCCGCCACCGAACAGGAACCGACCATCACGGCCCCGGTGGTATTCCCCAAAGAACGGGTGTTGACCTTCAGGCGTTACGCTGAACGGCGTGATCTTCTGTCTGTCCTTTTGGAAGATGGGAAGGAATACACCTTCGATCAGATTGATGGGCTGATCAATGACTTTATGAAAGGTAAGGTGAAATAATATGGCCCTTGGCGGCGGCACCTTCTTGGTGCAGAACAAGGTTCTGCCCGGTGCATATATCAACTTCATTTCTGTGGCGCAGGCAAGCGCCACCCTTTCTGACCGTGGCATTGTCACCATCCCCCTTGCTATGAATTGGGGGCCTGAAGGCAAGATTTTCACGGTGGAACAGGCTGACTTTATCAAGAACAGTCAGAAAATTTTCGGCTATGCGTACACGGCGGATGAACTGAAGCCTATGCGTGAAATCTTCCTTCACGCCAAAACCGTTCATTTCTTCCGCCTTGGCACCAGCGGCGTGAAGGCGGCTAACACCTACGCAACGGCCAAATACCCCGGCACCCGTGGTAATGATCTTCGTACCGTTATCACGGCGAATGAGAACACCACAGAACAGAAGCCGCTGTTTGATGTGGCAACCTTCTTGGGAACCGTTCAGGTTGATCTTCAGGAAGGTGTGGCCGCTATCACCGATCTGAAGGCCAATGCCTATGTGGATTGGAAGTCCAGCGGAACCCTTTCTTTGACCGCTTCCTTGCCCCTGACGGGCGGCACCAATGGCACCGTGGCCGATTCCGACTATCAGACCTATCTTGATCAGGCGGAAGCGTACACCTTCAATGCTATGGGTTGCACCGAGAGCAAGGCCACCATCACCGCCCTGTTTGCGGCCTTCGCAAAGCGGATGCGTGATGATGTGGGCAAGAAGTTTCAGGTGGTTCTTTTCCAGAAGTTGGCCGATTATGAAGGCGTTGTGAGCGTCAAGAACGGCCTGACTTCCGACAAGACTTCCACCGCCCTGATCCCTTGGGTTACGGGCGTGATCGGCGGAACAGCGGTCAATAAGAGCGCCACCAACATGACCTATGATGGTGAATATGATGTTGATACCGATTTCACGCAGACACAGCTTGAAAACGGTATCAGGGAAGGTTCCTTCATGTTCCATCGTGTGGATGAAGCGGTGTGTGTCCTGACTGACATTAACAGCTTCATTTCCATCACGGATGAAAAGTCCAGCGACTTTTCCAGCAACCAGACGATCCGAGTTTTGGATCAGATCGCCAATGATATTGCTGTTCTGTTCGGTAAGAAGTATCTTGGCAAGGTTCCCAATGATGCCGCTGGCCGGATTTCCCTTTGGAACGATATTGTGAAGCACCACACGGAACTTCAGGATATTCGGGCCATTGAGAACTTCAGCGGCGAAAATGTGACGGTTGAAAAGGGCGATACCAAGAAATCCGTGGTGGTTACTGATTATGTGACCCCCGTGAACGCTATGGAACAGCTTTATATGACCGTCTATGTTCAGTAAGGAGGTACAACCATCATGGCAGATAGAACCATCATGAACGCCAAGGATGCTGTTTCCGCTTCCTTGGCTGAATGTTTCGTGACCATCGGGGATAACCGTTACAACTTCATGCAGGCTATCAACCTTGAAGCCAACTTTGAGAAGAACAAAACGGAAGTTCCCATTTTGGGCAAGACCGGCAAGGGCAATAAGGCCACCGGCTGGAAGGGTACGGGTTCCGCCACCTTCCACTATAACACTTCCATCTTCCGTGAGCTGATGAAGCGTTATAAGGACACCGGCGAGGATGTCTATTTTGACATTCAGGTGACAAATGAAGATCCCACTTCTTCCGTGGGCCGTCAGACCGTGATCCTGAAGGATTGCAATATGGATGGCGGCTTGCTTGCCAAGTTTGATGCTGATGCGGAATACTTGGATGAAGATATGGACTTCACCTTTGAAGATTTCGAGATGCCCGAAACCTTCAGCCTTTTGGCCGGTATGCAGTAAGCAGAGCGCCCCGGCCTTACTTCGGTAGGGGCCGGGGCCTTTTTTCGTATCAAAATATAGGAGGAAAAAAACAATGAGCCTGTCCGCTTTTTTGGCTGAAAACGCCGTTCCCGTTGAGAACATCAAGTTTGTTGCTTCCAAACGCTTCTTGGGTGAGGATGGCAACCCCATTCCTTGGGAGATCAAGACCATCACCGGCACCGAGGATGAAGCCCTTCGGAAGTCCTGTGCCAAGCGTGTTCCGGTTCCCGGCAAGAAGAACCAGTATCAGAAGGAAACCGACTATGATCTTTACCTTGGCAAGCTGGCCGTGGCTTGTACCGTGTTCCCCAATCTGAATGATAAGGAACTTCAGGACAGCTACAAGGTCATGGGCGCTGATGCCCTTCTGAAAACCATGCTGACCCCCGGCGAATATGCCGAATACCTGACCAAGATTCAGGAAGTGTGTGGTTTTGATACCACCATGCAGGATGAGGTTGATGAAGCAAAAAACTAATCTGTGAAGGTGATGGTGAAGCGAACATTGCTTACTATTGCCTTCACGAACTTCATTTGACACCTTCCGCCTTTTATGCTTTGCCCCGCCGTGAACGGGCCTTCATCATTGCGGCCATTGATGTTCGGGTGGAAGCTGAAAAGAAGAAGCAGAAGGAAATTGAACGCAAACAGCGCCGGGGCCGACACCATTAAGGCCCCGGCCATTCTCCAAGAAAGGTGGTGATCCCTGTGGGAACTATCCGAACCGCTATTGCCCTTTATGATGGTGTTACCAGCCCCCTTCAGAGTATGCACAAGGCTATGGGTGTTGTGCTGAACACCTTTGAATCCATGCAACAGGCTTCCGGTAGAGCCGTTGACACGGCGGCAATCCGGGAAGCCCGTGAAGAATGGGCGAAAGCGGGAACCGCCTTTGATGCCATTGAAGAAAATATCAGGAACGCCAATAATGAACAGCAAAAGTTCAATAATTCCATTCGTGGGGGTAACAATTCCGCCAATGGACTTCTGTCCACCATCAAGAAAATTGCCGTTGCCGCTGGTGGTATCGTCGGGATCAATAAGGTGCAGAACATTTCGGATAAATTGGCAAGCACCAAGGCCCGGTTGAATCTGCTGGTGGATGATGGCGGTTCCGTGGATGTGTTGGAACAGAAGATCATGGCTTCCGCCCAGCGTTCCCGATCCGTTTACTTTGATACCGCTTCCGCCGTTGCGAAACTTGGCTTGAACGCCGGTAACGCCTTCAACGGTGACATGAATCAGGTCATTGCTTTCATGGAGCAGGTGAACAAGCAGTTTGTTATTGGCGGCGCTACGGCCCAAGAGCAAAGCAACGCCATGATCCAGCTTACACAGGCAATGGCGGCGGGTGCGCTTCGTGGTGAAGAACTGAACTCCATTCTGGACGGTGCGCCGGGTATCGCAAGAGCTATTGAAAAGTATATGGGGATTGCGGAAGGTTCCATCAAGACGGTTGCACAGGAAGGCAAGGTAACGGCTGAAGTGGTGAAGAACGCCATGTTTGCTATGGCGGATGAAACCAACGCAAAGTTCGATTCCATGCCCAAGACTTGGGCGCAGATTTGGGCCGGGATGAAAAATAAAGCCCTTTCCATGTTCGCCCCGATCCTGACCAAGATCAACCAGATTGCCAATAGCACCAAGTTCCAGCAAGTTACCACGGCCCTGATCAATGGGCTTGCGGGGGTTGCAAATGTGGCTTCTTCGCTATTGGATATTCTGATTTCCGTTGCTTCGGTGATTGTTGATAATTGGAGTTGGATTCAGCCTATCATCATGGGTATTGTGGCCGCTATGCTGATTTATAACGGTGTGGCGCTGGTGACAAATGCCATTATGGGTATTCAGGCAACGGCCAAGGCCGTTCATGCGGCGGCAACTGCTATGGAAGCGGGAGCCACTTTCACCGCTACGGTAGCCCAGCAGGGCCTAAATGCGGCGCTTTTGGCTTGCCCCCTTACATGGATCATCCTTCTGATTATCGCCGTCATTGCGGCTATCTATGCGGCGTGTGCGGCAGTTGCCAAGTTCACCGGAATTGCAAATAGCGGCTTCGGTGTGATTTGCGGGGGAATCATGGTTGTGATTTCCTTCTTCAAAAACCTTGGCCTGTCCGTGGCGAATATTGCCTTGGGTATCTGGAACGCTTTGGGGGCTTGTGCTTCCAATATCGGAACCGCCTTCCATAATGTCATTTCCAATGTTCAGGGATGGTTTTATAACCTTCTTTCTACGGCCCTTACAGTTGTGGCCGGTATTTGTGAAGCCCTGAACAAGTTGCCCTTCGTTGAGTTCGACTATTCCGGGATCACCAGCAAAGCAAGCGAATATGCGGCCAAGTCCGCTGAAGCCTATGGGAATGTTGAGGAATATAAAAGCGTTGCCGATGCCTTCAATGAAGGAATGTCTACCTTTGACACCTTCCAAGATGGTTGGGCCGCTGATGCTTTTGCTTCCGGTGCCGCTTGGGGTGATGGTGTGGCCGATAAGGTTTCCGGTATGTTTGATTTTTCCGCCTTGGATTCTATGGGGGCTGATTCTTTGGATGCCTTCAACCTTGGCAATGATCTTGATAGCATTTACGGGAACACCGGCGATATTGCAAACAACACAGCGGCCACCGCTGATGCCTTGGATATTGCTGAAGAAGATTTGGCCTATCTTCGTGACATTGCGGAGCGTGAAGCAATCAACCGGTTCACTACCGCTGAAATCAAGGTTGAACAGCACAATGAAAACCACATTTCCAAAGATGCTGATTTGGATGGGATCATGGATGCTTGGGCCAATGACTTTGCTGAAAAGCTGGAAGTTTCTGAAGAAGGGGTGCATGAGTAATGGCGTATAAACTGTATATGGCGGGAACGCTTATGCCCATCACCCCTTCCAAGGTGACGGTGAAGATCAATAACCAGAACAAGACCATGACCCTGATCAACGGGGAAGAAATCAACATTCTGAAGGCCGCTGGCCTTTCGGATGTGTCCTTTGAATTGGTTCTTCCCCAAGTGTCCTATCCCTTCAGCAACGGTGGAGCGCAAAGCGCCGCCTATTACCTGTCCTTGTTTGAACGGCTGAAGGTGAGCAAGACCCCGTTCCAATTCATTCTGAACCGGCAGAAGCCCGGTGGCGGGATGTTCCATTACACCAATTTGACCGTTGGCCTTGAAACCTATGAAATCACCGATGATGCCGGTGAAGGCTTTGATGTGAAGGTGAAGATCAACCTGAAACAGTACAGAGCCTATGGCACCAAGACCGTGACCGTGCAACCGGCCAAGACTTCCGGGGGAACCGCCACCGCAACGGTTAAGGCGGCACCCCGGCCCACCACAACGGCTCCGAAAGCCGCCACCTATACGGTGAAATCTGGTGATTGCCTTTGGAACATTGCCAAGAAGCAGTTGGGCAACGGGGCCGATTACACGAAAATCTATAATCTGAACAAGGACAAAATCAAGAACCCGAACCTGATCTATCCCGGTCAGGTTCTTACTTTGCCTTCCTGAAAGGGGTGATTCCGTTTGGCAGTTGAATTGTTCATCCAGCATAACAGCACCATCCAATTCCCCGTTGTCAAGGAAGGCGCACGGCTGACCTTGGAGCGCAAGGGAACCCCCGGCAAGTTGGAGTTCACCGTTGTAAAGGGGCCGGGGCTGAACTTTGCTGAAGGTGATCCGGTGAAGCTGACTGTGAACGGAACCGCCATGTTCTATGGGTTTGTGTTCAAGAAAAAGCGTGACAAGGGCGGCACCATTGATGTTGTGGCCTATGATCAGTTGCGTTATTTGAAGAATAAGGACACCATCACGGAAGAAGGGCTGAAGGCTTCTGACCTTCTGAAGCGCATTGCAACAGATTTCCGGTTGAACCTTGGCACGGTGGAAGATACCGGTTATACCCTTGAAACCATCGTGGAAGAAAACCAAACCCTGTTTGATATGATCCAGAGCGCCCTTGATGAAACCCTGATGAATACCAAACAGCTTTATGTTCTATATGACGATGCCGGGAAGCTGACCCTGAAGAACATCAATACCATGAAGCTGAACCTTCTGATTGATGAAGAAACCGGGGAAAACTTCAGCTATGAATCCAGTATTGATGAACAGACCTATAACAAGATCAAGCTGGCCTATAACGATGAAAAAACCGGTAAGCGGGAATTGTTCATTGCACAGGACGGGGCGAAAATGAACCAATGGGGTGTTCTTCAGTATTTTGAAGAAGTTCAGACCAAAACGGGCGCTTCCGCCAAGGCGGATGCCCTGTTGAAGCTGTACGATCAGAAAACCCGCAAGCTGACCATTCAGAACGCTTTCGGTGATGTGCGGGTTCGTGCTGGAAGCGCCGTGGTGGTGGCCCTGAACCTTGGCGATATTGTCACCAACAATTACATGGTGGTGAACAAAGTCACCCATACCTTCAGGGGTGATGAACACATGATGGAACTTGACCTGATCGGGGGTGAATTTATTGCCTAATCCTGTTGAAGTGGTAAAACGGGCGGCGGTGGAAGCTGTGGAAGCTGGGAAACCGGTGAACATCCTGTTTGGAACTGTCCTTTCCGCTTCACCCTTGAAAATTCAGGTGGATCAGAAATCCATCTACACTTCCAAAATGCTGATCCTGACCCGGAATGTGACTGATTTTGAAGTTGATATGACGGTGAACCACAGCACCGAGGACAAAGGCGGTGGTTCTGGTGCGGCGGCTTATGAAGCCCACAAACACGCCTATGTTGGCAAGAAAACCTTCAAGGTTCACAACGCTTTGAAGGCCGGTGAAAAGGTGCTTCTGATCCGGGTTCAGCAAGGAAAGAAATTCGTGGTTATTGACCGAGTAAAGGGGGCTTGATGATGATTCCGCAAGTGCAAGATGATATTAAACAGGATTTCACCATTGAAACCCTTCCAAGCCGTACTTTCAGGATGAACCACAACAACCTGACCATCATCGGCACCATTGATGAAATCCAAGCTGTGGAACAGGCGGTTTTTCTGATCCTGAACACAGAACGCTATGAATGGTTGATCCATTCTTGGGATTATGGGGTTGAACTTCATAATCTGATCGGGAAAGATGTGGAATACTGTATTCCCGAAATTGAACGCCGGGTTCGTGAAGCCTTGCTTCAGGATGATAGGATCACGGCAGTTCAGAACTTTGAATTTACGGTGAACAAAAAGAAAGTGCTGACTACCTTCACGGTGGTCAGCATTTTTGGCGAAATCAATGCAGAATTGGGGGTTGAAATCTGATGTATGAAGCACAGACCTATGAAGCAATCCTTTCCCGGATGCTTCAGAAGGCGCTTTCCATCAATGGCAATTTGGACACCCGTGAAGGTTCGTTGGTTTGGTGCGGTGATGCCCCCGCCGCCGTGGAATTGCAGAACCTTTATATTGCCCTTGATACGGTGCTGAATGAAACCTTTGCAGACACCGCAACCCGCCCTTATCTCATTTTGAGGGCGGCAGAAAGGGGGCTGAAACCGCAACCGGCAAGCCCCGCCGTGTTGCAGTTGAGCATTACACCAACCACCTTGCACCTTCCCATGAACACCCGCTTTTCCATCGGAGAACTGAACTATTATGTTTCGGCTGACCGTGGAAGTGGTAAGTATGAAATCACCTGTGAAACCGCTGGTGAAGCCGGTAATGACTACACCGGAACGGTGATTCCCATTGAGTATGTGGACGGGCTTGAAACCTGTTCCATTTCCGCCGTGGTGATCCCCGGTGAGGATGAAGAAGATACCGAGGTTTTCAGACAGCGTTACATGGATAGCCTGAACGCCCAAGCCTTCGGCGGCAACCGTGCGGATTATCTGGAAAAGGTGAACGCCATTCCCGGCGTGGGCGGTGTGAAGGTATATCGGGTTTGGAACAGCGATTTGAACCCGGCCAAGCTGATCCCGCCCACGGGAACCGACACTTGGATCAGCGGCCTTTCCGGTGTGTCCGAGGAAATCAAGGCGTGGTTGAATGCCGTGTATGCGGCTGGAGCCAATAGCAAGCTGACCGTGGGCGGAACCGTGAAGCTGGTGATCATCAACAGTTCCTTCAAGAAGCCTTCGGAAGCCCTTGTGGATCAGGTGCAGATCGCAGTTGACCCCCTTCAGAACGCCGGTGAAGGTGTGGGCATTGCCCCCATCGGCCATGTGGTGAGGGTTGAAGGCGTGGGTGAAGATACCATCAACCTTTCCTTCGATCTGTACTATCAGCGGGAATGGAGTTGGGATGATGTTTCCGCCTATGTCACGGAAGCAATCAACGGTTACTTCTTGGAACTGGCCCAAAGTTGGGCAGACCAGAATGAAGCCCTTGTGGTTCGTATCAGTCAGGTGGAAAGCCGCCTGTTGGGAATCACCGGTATTCTGGATATTGCCAACACCAAGATCAACGGTGAAGCGGCGAACTGTACCCTGACCCTTGACCACATCCCGGTTTTGGGAACCATTGAGCCGGGAACCATCGTGATCAGCGGATAAGGGGGCCGGGAGCATGGAACGCAAACTGATTGATTATCTTCCCTATGTCATTCGTGATTATGCGGAGTTTCAGGGGATCATGGGGAGCGAACAGCCGGAAATTGAAAAGGCATGGAATACCACGGATGATCTTCTTGATAATCAGTTCATTCCCACCGCTGGAAACATGGGCCTTTCCCGGTGGGAAAAGATTTTGGGGATCACCCCTAAAGGCACGGACAGTCTTGAAGATCGCCGATTCCGTATTCTGACCCGGATCAATGAAGAACTTCCGTACACCTTGCCCCAGCTTCGGAACATCCTTGAAACGCTGTGCGGGAAGGGAAACTATTCCGCTGATGTGGAAGAAGGCACCTATCAGCTTCTTGTGAAAATCGGGTTGGCCGCAAAGAACAACTTCAATGATGTTGAATCTTTGCTGAACCGGGTTGTTCCCCAAAACATGGTTGTGACCTTGCTTCAGCTTTATAACACCCATGCGGAACTTGGACGGTTCACCCATGCCCAGCTTGCCGCCTATACCCATAATCAGTTGAGAAACGAGGTTTTGAAGAATGGCGAATAAAACAACCAACTACAAGCTGACTAAACCCCTTGAATCTGAATTTTATGATGTAGGGGTTCAGAATGAAAACATGGATAAGATTGATACCCAAATGAAGGCCAATGCGGATGCCGTTGAAGCCCTTCAGAAAGGTCAATCCGGGAAGGCTGATCTGGTGGATGGTAAGGTTCCCGCCGAACAGCTTCCCAACATGAACTATGATCCCAAAGGTACGGCCCAAAACAAGGTGAGCGAACACAACCTTGATCAGACCGCCCACCCGTATCTGTTGAACCAGATCGGAACCTGTGTGGAAGCCGCACAGAACGCACAGGATGCCGCAAATGCGGCCTTGGATGCTGTGTCCGGTATCGTCTATACCATCAATGTTCTTCCTTCGCAGAATGGCACCCTGACCTATAACGGACAGGCCCAAAGCCCTTCTTGGAACGCTTATAACCCCGATGCGCTGACCTTGGGCGGCGTGACTACCGGCACCAATGCGGGAACCTACACGGCCACTTTCACCCCTAAAGGGAAGTATAAGTGGGCAGACGGCACACAGACAGCCAAGGAAGTGACTTGGACGATCAGCGCCGCCACCATGACGATCCCCACGCAGAGCAACAGCCTTACTTATACCGGTTCGGCCCAAAGCCCCACTTGGAACAACTATGACAGCGGAAAAATGACACTTGGCGGAACTACCAGCGGCACGAACGCCGGTTCCTACAATGCCACCTTCACGCCGAAAACGAACTACAAGTGGGCTGATGGAAGCACCGGGGCCAAAACGGTTGCTTGGGGCATTGCCAAGGCCGCTGGTAGTTTGTCTTTGAATAAGACTTCCATCAAACTGACCGCCGCAAAGACCACGGACACCATCACCGTAACAAGGGCGGGTGATGGTAAGATTACGGCCACTTCCAGCGCCCCCACGGTGGTTTCTGTGAGTGTTTCCGGTTCGGTGGTAACTGTTACCGCCAAAGCCAAAGGAACGGCTACAATCACGGTTTCTGTGGCCGCTGGCACCAACCACACGGCCCCGGCCAACAAGACCTGTTCCGTTGAAGTGACTTTGCCCACCAAGGTTCTGAATGATAACAGTTGGGCAACCATCCGGGAAGTCAGTTCCGCAGGTTTGGGGGCCAACTATTGGGCCGTTGGTGATGTGAAGGAAATCAAGATCAATGGTAAGGTGGGTAACACCACTTTTTCCAATTTGGCGGTCAATGCTTTCATTTTGGGGTTCAATCACAATTCGGCCCGTGAAGGCGGGAATAAGATCCATTTCCAGATCGGAAAAATTGGGAACGCCGCCGTTGCCCTGTGTGACAGCAAATACAATACTAATATTTCCGGCACCGGTTATTTCAGTTGGAACACCAGTAACACGAACAGCGGTGGTTGGAACGCTTGCTATAAGCGGAAAACCCTTTATGGCAATGATGGAACCCCCACAAGCCCCTTGGCAAACAGTTTGATGGCGGCGCTTCCGTCTGACCTTCGTGCTGTGATGCAACCCGTGACCAAGTACACCGATAACACGGGCAATTCCAGCAACAGTTCCGGTAATGTTACAACCACCACCGATTACCTGTTCGATCTTTCCGAGTTTGAAGTCTTTGGCACAAGAAGCTATGCCAATCAGTACGAACAGAATTACCAGCTTCAGTATGATTATTACAAAGCTGGTAACACCAAGATTGCCAATAATCACACCGCCGTTACCACGGCGGTTTGGTGGGGCCTTCGTTCCCCTTATTACGGTAGCAACAACGGTTTCGTTATTGTCTGGACGGATGGCGGCGGCAGCAATTACATTGCCAATTATTCTGGTGGGTTGCGG